TTAGTACACAAGTTTTTCTAATTTTTGCTCTAACTCTCTGTCCATTTTCTCTGTTACATGGGTATATACCTTTATAGTCGTTTTTTCATCTGTATGTCCTACTCTTTTCATAATTGCTTTTAACGATATATTCATTTCCGCCAATAAACTTATGTGGGTATGCCTTAGTGTGTGAGTAGTAACTTTTTTATTTATATTTAATGATTCTGCAGCTGAGGACAATCGTTTGTTTATCCTACTGCCTTGCATAGGATTTCCTTGACAAGTTGTGAATATAAACCCTCTATCAACATAGCTTGGTTCCCATTGTTGCATCTTTTTATTTTCTAACATTATTTTTTTCAATACATTTGCTATCCTTGAATTGATGGCGATTTTTCTTTTTGAACCTGCGGTCTTCGTAGTATCTTTGTGACCAAATCCAGCATTACATTTGATTCTGTGAATAGTGCCATTAATATCGATTGTTTTATTTTTGAGGTCAACATCTTTAACTTGGAGAGCTAATAACTCACCTATGCGCATACCTGTTAAAGCTTGAACCTCAACAGCCCCAGCAACTAAAATACGAGCTCTATACTGCATGTTATTATCGTTCAGTATAAAATCGCGTATCTGTATTACCTGTTCCATCTCTAAATAGTTATACATTTTCGCTTCTTCTTTTTCTATATCTTCTATCGTCTTACTCTTCTTTGGTAGTGTGACGCTATTTAATATGTGTTCGTTTGGATAATTGTAAAATTTAACGGCGTATTTAATAGCTTCTTTCATATGTCCAAGTTGACGCTTTACCTGATTTTCAGAATATATGTTTGATAATTCGTTAATAAATGTTTGCATGTACTTTGTATCAATTTTGTTTAAAAGTAAATTTTGAGAACTGTTCTTTTTGATGTTTTTGATTCTTGTTTTCAAATTATCAAGCGTCGTTACTTTAAAGCCAGATGTTTTTATATGATATTCAAGCCATTCATCTAATAACGCGTGAAAAGTCAAAGTTTTTAATTCGCTTGACGACTTGTTGTTTAGTTTTTCTTTTATTTTTTCTTCTAAACGAAACATTGCCTCTTTTTGCGATTGCTTTGTATTCTTATTCAAGACAACACTTACACGTTTCCATTTATCTGTATACGGATCTTTGTATTTCTCGTAGTATCTATACTTCGTTTCATTGTTCTTATTTTTAAATTTTTCAAACCACATTTTACATCCCTCCTCAAAATTGGCAAAAAATAATAAGGGTAGGCGGGCTACCCGATAAAAATGTATAAAAAAAGACCAGATGAATTAACATCTGGCCAGCCGGATTGGTTACCGGAAATATGATTTTAAGCCGGATTGGTTACCGGAAATTTATATCTTGATTATAATAGATTAACGATAAAAAGTAAAGATAATTATGATAAAATGTTAGCTTTCATAAAATCTTCTATAATTTTTAAAGTTTCTTCATTGAAAGATATATGGCCAGTTGGATCGTAATCATTAAGTGTGCTTATTCTTTTTTTACTGATAGTGATAACTTGAGATGGAATTGCATAAGTTTGTTTGCCTACAAACCTTTCGTAACGCTCAATTATTTTTGCAAGTTGCATATAATTATTTTCAATCTCATCAAGTTCTTTTTCGATTGCTGGATTTAAGTTTTTTACTTTTGTGGATCTTGCGTGCATTTCTTTTATTCTATCCAAATCGAATCGTAAAGTTTTGTGGTCAGTTTTCATTTTTTCTAAAGCTTTTAGTATTAAATTCTCTTGTAATTTTAAAGAAAATTTGGTGTCTTTTGAAGTAAGTGGAACTATAGTAATTAGCTCATTGCGTTTGTTGTCATTTTTATTTAAAACGACGCAAAAATGATTCCCTGAGAATTCAGAACCAATGTTAACACCAAGTTTAGCGTATACAATAGTACCTCTTGGATACACTTTAAAGTTTTTTTGGTTAGTTAAGGTTGTTTCATTTTTAAAAATTATTGATTTTGTAAAAAGCCAGTCATCCAAATATTTAAATTTGAATTTTCCGCTATTGCAAACCTCTTCAAAGTTATTTACAGCTTTTAATATTTTATCTTTGCTACTTTTTTTGGTGGAATTTCTTTCCATCCCTCATCCTCCTCACGCCATATAGGCGTTTATTTCCTATATTCTTCTTCAACATACTTTTTTACTAAATATTCAAGAATAAGTTCGGTCATTAGATCGTTTTCTTCGTACTCTTTATGAAGTTACTTTATTCTTTGAATTAATTTAACTTATCGCCATCTATTTTTTGTGAAATAAATTCCAAGTATTTACGCGCATTATGTGACGATAAATCTTTAGGTAACTCATAAGTGAATGGTTGATTACCACTAGTTAAAACTTCATATACTATAGTTTCTTTTTTTATTTTGCAATTAGTTATTTTCATTATAAACTCCTTTTAAACACTGCTGAAATAGACGTCTTTTATATTAAAGTGCCATATAGGCGCTATTAATCACAATACAACTTTGCCCATTACTTTAATATTACTAAACGAAGCGACTTTGATATCATCATACTTCGGATTTAGAGATACCAAATTAATATAGTCTTCGCATATATCTACACGCTTGATAAGACTTACTCCATCTAATACAACGAGTGCAATTGTACCATCTTTAATAGAATCTTCTTTCTTAATAAAAGCGTATGTTCCTTGTTTTAACATAGGTTCCATTGAATCACCATTAACTAAAATACAAAAATCAGCATTTGATGGCGTTTCGTCTTCTTTAAAAAATACTTCTTCATGCAATATGTCATCATATAATTCTTCTCCTATGCCAGCACCAGTTGCACCACATGCAATATACGATACTAGTTTAGACTCTTTATATTCATCTATAGAAGTGACTTTATTCTGTTCATCTAATTGCTCATTTGCGTAGTTAAGTACGTTTTCTTGGCGGGGAGGTGTGAGTTTGTTGTATATGGAAGTGATGTCGTTTTTTTTATTATTTCTTGTAGGAAACAAATCATCGATACTGATATTTAAAATATGAGCAATTTCAAACAAATCATCTTGTTTAGGAGTTCTGTACCCTGTCTCATAATTTGAAATAGTAGCTTTTTTAGTGTTGAGTTTTTCTCCAAGTTGATCTTGAGTTAAGTTCAATTTGGTTCTATAGTATCTGATTTTATTGCCTATAAATTTCGCTAATTCTTTTTTATCCATTTTCTTACCTCCTTAAATTTACCTATAGTATAACCCAATTATTTTTGGTATTCAACAAAAAAATACACGAAAAGCAAACTTTTATGTTGACTCAAGTACACGTATCGTGTATAGTAGGTTTTGTAAGCGGGAGGTGACAACATGCAATGGAATTTAATAAAGTTGAGAAAAGAAAGAAAGTGTACTCAAGAAGATTTAGCAAACCTCTTGAATATATCAACTGAAGGTTATCGTTTAAAAGAATTAGGAAAGCATCAATTTAAGAATGATGAGATGTTTATTATCGCTGATTTTTTTGACGAAAATATTGGAGATATTTTTTTACCCACAAAGTACACGAAACGCAAACAAACATCTTAAAGGAGACATAACAAATGCAAGACCAATCATTAAAATTAGTAAAACTACAACTAAAATATCATAACCTTTCAGGACAAATTGAAGCTTATGATAAATCACTTAAAGAAATAAGATACACTCGAGATCTTTTCAACAAACATCTAAGCATGAATAACGAAGACGCATTTGCTGGTTTGGAAATGGTAGAAGATGAAATTACTAAAAAGCTACGAAGTGCTATCAAAGAGTTCCAAAAAGTAGTGAAAGCGTTAGACAAGCTTAACGGTGTTGAAAGCGATAACAAAGTTACTGATTTAACAGAGTGGCGGAAAGTGAATCAGTAACATTCACTTCTTAATATAACCACGCTTATCAACATCCACATTGAGCAGATGTGAGCGAGAGCTGGCGATGATATGAGCCGCGTTTAAATACATTCGATAGTCATTGCGATAACCGTCTGCTGAATGTGGGTGTTGAGGAAAAAGGAGGATACTCAAATGCAAGCATTACAAACATTTAATTTTAAAGAGCTACCAGTAAGAACAGTAGAAATTGAAAACGAACCTTATTTTGTAGGAAAAGATATTGCTGAGATTTTAGGATATGCAAGATCAGACAATGCCATTAGAAATCATGTTGATAGCGAGGACAAGCTGACGCACCAATTTAGTGCATCAGGTCAAAACAGAAATATGATCATTATCAACGAATCAGGATTATACAGTCTAATCTTCGATGCTTCTAAACAAAGCAAAAACGAAAAAATTAGAGAAACCGCTAGAAAATTCAAACGCTGGGTAACATCAGATGTCCTACCAGCTATTCGCAAACACGGTATATACGCAACAGACAATGTAATTGAACAAACATTAAAAGATCCAGACTACATCATTACAGTGTTGACTGAGTATAAGAAAGAAAAAGAGCAAAACTTACTTTTACAACAGCAAGTAGAAGTTAACAAACCAAAAGTATTATTCGCTGACTCGGTAGCTGGTAGTGATAATTCAATACTTGTTGGAGAACTAGCGAAAATACTTAAACAAAACGGTGTTGATATAGGACAAAACAGATTGTTCAAATGGTTAAGAAATAATGGATATCTCATTAAAAAGAGTGGAGAAAGTTATAACTTACCAACTCAAAAGAGTATGGATCTAAAAATCTTGGATATCAAAAAACGAATAATTAATAATCCAGATGGTTCAAGTAAAGTATCACGTACACCAAAAGTAACAGGCAAAGGACAACAATACTTTGTTAACAAGTTTTTAGGAGAAAAACAAACATCTTAAAAGGAGGAATAACAAATGAACATTCAAGAAGCAACGAAGTTAGCGATGGAAAAAGGAATAAGTATAAGGAGAGAAAATCAAGATGTGTATGGGATATTACCAACTAATTTGCAGCGTTATCAATGCCTAGTCGTATCTAGACACTATAAGAAAAAAAGACAAACCGCCGGCGGAAGGTGGCAGCCTAGCGCAGACGATTTAATAGCAGATGATTGGATTTTAGATTATTAATTTTTTCAAATCTCTAATTAAACCCATAAGTGTTTTGTAATCTTTTTTGGATTCTGATTCTGAGTAGGCGATACCTTCTCGAGAAAGAGCCATCTCAAGAAAACCGCCATCTTCAGCAGAAGCAATTACAAAATCTCTATGCTTTAATTCAAGAACTGCATCGATATAGTCTTCAAAATTAAAACCTAAAAAGAAAGCGTTAAATGAGGATTCATCACTACCGAAATAAGATGCAGAACGTTTAGACATACCTTCGTCAATTCTATCAAGGTAAATTGAATAAAGTTGTAAAAGAACAAATTTAGCTTCATCAGTCATAAGTCATTCACCTCCTTAATAGGAGTATAGCAGAAAGGAGCATAAACAATATGCAAGATATGAAAGAACTTTATTCTTTAAAAATCCAAAAGAAGAATTTAAATAATAAACAAAAGAATTTAATGTCTGTAATTAATCAATGTATTGAACTAGAAAAGTTTTCTTACACTGAAATTAAAAAAGTTCTCTACCTAATTGATAGAGAACAAAAGTATTTAGCTAATAACCGCGCATCAATAAAGACTTAAAACTTTTAGATTATCGAGTTCAACAAATTTTAGAAGGTGTTCTATCAGAAAGTACCACATACGGTGATGCAAGAAATAAATTAGAAACATTGAAAATTATTGCTGAATCTCATTTTAAAACCGAACATGCTTCAGTTATTTACAAATTAGCATTGAAAAAGTTAGACAAAAAAATCAACGCCACTCCAATTAAAGAGTGACGAAAAAGGAGGATTTCAAATGTTTAAGATTTTAAATGATATAAAAACTTCTTTAAAAAACCATCCTTGGGGTTGGAAAGAGCACTTACCTTATTTACTGATGTTAACTCTGTCACTTGTGGCTCTGATTTTCGGTGTTCTGTCCGCGATTCTATGATAACAGGTTTTATATAGATTCCTTACCTCCTCTCTGTAGGAGATAACAATATTATACACGAAAGGAGATGTAACAAATGAGTGAACCAATCAAAGAAAAGTTAGAACTACTAATTCTTAAAACACTTAAACATAAAGAAAATTCAACATCTATCATCAGTAATGACGAGTTAGAAAAGCTATTTAATATGTATAAATATTTAAATGAGCCTAATCAAAAAAGGGTTTGGATAGTAGATTTAATCCCATGTGTAGCTTTGATTTGTGCAACTAGCATTCTAGTAACGCTTTTATTACTAGTGATGCAATTGCTATAGAAATACTGATGATTGTACCAAGAATCCATCTAATCCAGCTGTTACGCGCGGAAAAATAAACATCTTTACCTTTAGATGTTATAGACACGTAACCACTGTATTTCATATACAGAATCGAGAATGAAGAATCTTCAGAAATTTCGAGGTCGTTCTCAACTTGTGTAATCCATTCTTTGCGAAGCATGTATTCAAAGTCTTTATGCTGATCAGATAGTTTTATTTTTTCTTTGCTACAGGCTTTATGTAGTACTAAAAAAGTTGAGATATTCACACACATCACCTCCTTAGGTTGATAACTAAATTATACACGAAAAGAGATGTAACAAATGAACATTCAAAAAGTAATGAAATTAATATTGAAAAAAATTCATGAGATGAGGGAGATTTTAAAAAAGTTCAACAAAAATATCAGACACAAAGATCTAATTGTCATCAAAGTGAAAGATGAAAACAGCGTTCCATTAGTCATTTATAAAGGTGGAGAGCTGAAGAGCAAACGAGTAGTTAAATTTTTATGGGTAACTAGAAATGGAAATTACGAAGGTGGTTACGACATAAACATAGAGCATTATGCAAAGAGTGAAAAAGGCAGACCCGGTAGATATGAAAAATCAGGATTTAGAAGTTTGTTTTTTAAGGAGGATTCACAGTGAACAAATTGTATAAAACAACCCTCCTCATCACAATGGCAGTTGTGACGTGGAAGGTTTGGAAGATTGAGAAGCACACTAGAAAACCTGTGATTAGTAGCAGAGCGTTGAGTGACTATCTAAACAACAAATCTTTAACCATACCGAAAGATGCTGAAAATTCTACTGAATCTGCTCGTCGCCTTTTGAAGTTCGCCGAACAAACTATTAGCAAATAACAACATTATACACGAAAGGAAAGATAGAAATGCCAAAAATCATAGTACCACCAACACCAGAAAACACATATAGAGGCGAAGAAAAATTTGTGAAAAAGTTATACGCAACACCTACACAAATCCATCAATTGTTTGGAGTATGTAGAAGTACAGTATACAACTGGTTGAAATATTACCGCAAAGATAATTTAGGTGTAGAAAATTTATACATTGATTATTCACCAACAGGCACTCTGATTAATATTTCTAAATTGGAAGAGTATTTGATCAGAAAGCATAAAAAATGGTATTAGGAGGATATTAAATGAGCGACACATATAAAAGCTACCTATTAGCAGTACTATGCTTCACAGTCTTAGCGATTGTACTCATGCCGTTTCTATACTTCACCACAGCGTGGTCAATTGCAGGATTCGCAAGCATAGCGACATTCATATTTTATAAGGAATACTTTTATGAAGAATAAAAAAAACTGCTACTTGCGCCAACAAGTAACAGTATCAAGTACTTAAGAAAAATTTCAAGTTAAATATAAAACGAAACAAGGAGGAAGTCAACTATGACTAAAAATTATAAAGACATGACGCAGGAAGAAATAAAAGACTTATTATCTGAAAAAACGGCAGAATTGTATGAATTAGCGAAAGAAATTAAGGGAGAAAGTAAATTTGATATTTTGCTTTTCTCATCAATAGGAGTTATCGACGGAGATTATTTAGCAGGTTCAAGTTCTGTGATTGGTCATACTTTTGATCTTGCTTACTTATTGGATAGCACTAAGAGTTATAAAGATATTGTCAATGTTCTCCAAATGTGTAAATCACAAAAAATTCTCGGTATAGATGACGACAAGGAGGACTAAAACAATGTATTACAAAACGGGTGACGTATGTCGAAAAATATTTAATGTAGATGGCTTTGATTTTCAATTAAGAGTTAAGAAGCGAGCATATAGTGTCGAAATAGTCGTTTTAGATCATGAAGGAAATTCAATTGACGGGCTACTAGTTTCTGACGAGAACGATCTATACACAGCTTTAGATATTTTGAAACAAAGTATTTATGAATGGATTGAAAATAACACAGATGAACAGGACAGACTAATTAACTTAGTCATGAAATGGTAGGTATAAGCATGAGAGATACAGAAAGAAATATATTGAATATTTTTAAGACGTTATTCGACGAATATACTTTGTCAAACCAACGAGCATTATTGGAAATTGAACGTAATCATCACGGATACTTATCGATTAATTTCTTGCACTATCACGACAGTTACAAAACAAACAATAAGCTTGTGCAGATACATGAAATCAATCCAGACAGCCATGAACGAATAAAAAATTTAATTATCGAGGTGCTAAGAGGTCATCGGAAGATTAAAAAAGGAGCATGAGGAAAGATATGAAAATAAATAAGTTAACTATATCGAACTTTGCTGGAATCAAAGAAGAAAAATTTAACTTTGACGGTAAAGATGCAAAAATATACGGCAATAATGCGACTGGCAAGACTACAACAGCAACCGCATTACAATGGCTGCTTTTCGATAAGGGTTTAGACGGTTCAACCAAATCATTTAACCCTGTACCTTTAAACGAAAAAAACGAAGAAAATTATGAGTTAATTCCGACTGTTTTCGCAGAATTTGAAATCGACGGAAAAATTACGACTTTTAAAAAAGAGTCACATCCTAAGTACACAATAAATCAAAAAACGAATCGCAAGGAATACTCACGAAGTCGAACGAAGAAACAATATATCAATGATGAATCAATAAAAGTAAAGGATTATAAAGCTCGTATTGATGAACTGATTGATGAAGATGTATTCAAGTTAATTACGAACCCTCAAGCATTTAACTTACTAGATTGGAAGAAACGAAGAAGTTTGTTGTTTGAAATCGCTAAACCAATCAATGATGAGGATGTCATTAAAACAAATGATGATTTTAAAGAACTAAATAATATTCTTGGAGATCACGAAATTGAAACAAAGAAAAAGATTCTTACAGACAAGATAAAACAGATTAACAAAGATATCAAAGATATTCCGATACGTATTAACCAAACGCAACAAAATAAGCAGGATGTACCGGAATTCGATAATGATAGACACACAATCATAAAACAAGAAATTGAGCAACTTGAAAATGAGCGTATAGATATTCAAAACGGTGCAGAAGAAATTAATTTGCGTAACCAATTAGCTGATAAACAATCAGAATTGAAGCGCATAGAAGCTAATAATAGCGCCAGTAATGAGAACAAAATACATGCTTTAACAAATGAGCTACACGTTGAAAATGGAACGGTTGCGAATCTTAAAACAAGATTAAAGCAAAACAAACAACAAATTACACATGAAGAAAATCGACGTAATCAATTATTAGAAAATCATAAAGGATTAAAAAGTGATTTAGAAAAAGCTAAAAATCAAAAATTTGAATATCTTGATGACAATGTATGTAGTTGTTGTGGTCAACAGTTACCAGCTGAACAAGTGAGTGAGGTAAGAGAAAAAGCATTGCAGAAATTCAATGCAAACAAATCGAAAGAATTAGAAACAATACAAACATCTATCAATCACATTATTTCAGAGGGCAAGAAAATAAAGCCAATTATCGAGAAATTAGAGGATGACAACAATAATTTACAAATTAAAATCAACGAAGCAGAAGAGCGTTCAGCAAGAATACAAAACAAAATTAATAAGTTGAAAATAACTCACGTTGACGTTACGCAAACTGACGAATACAAAGCAGTAATGTTAGAGATAAATGAGATTAATCAAAAACGCTCTAACATCAGGAAAACTATTCAAGATAAAGTTTCAGGAATAGATGACAAAATAAGCGAACTTACTCAAGAAAAATCAGAAATTGAAGTGTCAATATCAATCGAAAAATCAAATAAACATCTAGATGATGTTATTTCTGAATTAAGAAATGAAGAAGACAGATTATTGGATGAAAAAGAAAAGTATTCACATGACCTTTATATCTTAAAAGAATTTACAACAACAAAAGTCAAAATGCTTACTGAAAACATCAATAACGAATTTGATATTGCTGAATTTAAGCTATTCAATACCTTAGTTAACGGCGAATTAGAAGAAACATGTTCAACAACGGTTAATGGTGTCGAGTATGACAGCGGTTTAAATAACGCCTCAAGAATTAATGTTGGCTTAGATATCATCAACACACTATCAAAACATTTTAAAGTTACAGCGCCAATATTTATTGATAATGCTGAATCAGTAACAGAGCTTATCAAAACAGAATCACAACAAATTCAATTGATAGTAAATGAACAAGATAAAAAATTAAGAATGGAGACTATATAAAATGACGAATGAATTACTATTAAAAAACAATAAAATGGGCGACAACGTTCTATCTAGAGTTAAGACATTAGAAGCACAAGGAGATTTACAGTTTCCTGCAAACTATTCGCCTGAGAATGCAATGAAGTCAGCAATGTTACAACTGCAAGAATTAAAAGGATCTAAAAAAGATGGTTATAAACCAGCGCTGGAATTTGCAACTTCAACCAGCATAGCAAACGCCTTAATGGACATGGTTGTACAAGGTTTAAATCCTGCTAAGAATCAAGGCTATTTCATTATGTATGGCGATAAGGTTCAATTCCAAAGAAGTTACCACGGAACAATGGCAGTAACTAAACGTGTAGCAGGCGCAGAAGAAATTAATGCAGAAGTCATATTTGAAGGTGACGAAGTTAAGTATAAAACTAAAAACGGAAAAATTGTTGAACTTGAACATACACAGTCTTTTGGTAACAGAAACACACAAAACATTATCGGTGCATATGCAACAGTTGTATTTAAAGATGAAAGTAGAAATTACACTGAAATCATGACATTTGAAGAGATTGAAGAAGCGTGGAAGCAATCACAAATGGTTTATAACGGTGTATTTAAAGAAGACGGTACACACAGAAGATTCCCTCAAGAAATGGCTAAAAAGACTGTAATAAACCGTGCATGTAAAAAGATTTTAAACAGCACGGATGACGCTAGTCTTTTATCAAATCAAATTAAAGAATCTGAACAACGTCAACGCAAAGAAGTATTGGATGCAGAAGTTGAAGAAAATGCAAATCAAGAACAATTGGATTTTGAACCACCAGTTTTTGAAGAAGCACAATACACAGAATTAGAAAATGAAAAACCTATTGATGTATCTGACTTTGAAGAAATAAAAGAACCTGCAACAGAAAAAGAAAGCGAAGAAGAGCCATTTTAATTGAAACAATAGCAACTGGTTCAAGTGGTAACTGCTACGTCTTAAATGATGGACGTACTACGTTACTGCTTGAGGCAGGAATAAAATTTGAACGTGTTCAAAAGCATTTCAAATATAAAACAAGACATATAGCAGGGTGTCTTATCACACACGAACATGGTGATCATGCAAAGTACACAAAGCAGTTTGTCGACAATGGTGTAATCAGCTATATGACTGCTGGAACACAACGAGCTATGGATTTTGAAAGTCATCGCTTATGCACGATTAAGGCAAAGCAAGAGCTACGAATTGGTACGTGGTCAATTTTACCATTTGACATTGAACATGATGCTAACGAGCCTGTGGCTTTCTTATTACAAAGCACATTAGGTTATAAGGTCCTGTATGTTACTGATACGAAGTATCTGAAATACAAATTTAACGGCATTACGCACATGATGTTAGAAGTTAATTATATCTATGAACAAATGCAAGAAAACATAAAAAACGGCAGTGTACACAGCGCATTAGCAAACAGAATTATGGAGTCTCATTTTAGCTTAGAACATGCTATCGGAATGTTGAAAGCAAATGATTTAACTAGACTCGAAGAAATACATTTAATTCATTTAAGTAGTCAAAATTCAAATGCAAAATACATTAAAAGTGAAATACAAAAAGTGACGGGCGCGCCCGTTTATGTTGGAGGTTTATAAATGCTAAACAGAACAATATTAGTTGGTCGTTTAACTAGAGACCCAGAATTAAGAACCACTCAAAGTGGTGTAAATGTAGCATCATTCACATTAGCAGTTAACCGCACATTTACGAATGCACAAGGAGAGCGCGAGGCAGACTTTATTAATATCATCGTATTTAAAAAACAAGCAGAGAACGTTAATAAATACCTATCTAAAGGATCGTTGGCGGGCGTAGATGGTAGGTTACAAACGCGGAACTATGAAAATAAGGAAGGTCAACGTGTATACGTTACGGAAGTTATTGCTGATAGTATTCAATTTTTAGAACCGAAAAACTCAAATGACACTCAACAAGATTTATATCAACAACAAGTACAACAAACACGTGGACAATCGCAATATTCAAATAACAAACCAGTAAAAGATAATCCGTTTGCGAATGCAAATGGTCCGATTGAAATAGATGACAATGATTTACCATTCTAATTTAACCGGTTTGAAAGTGAGGTGTGTATATGACTGGTTGGATAAGTATTGATCGCTCAATTCAAAATCATTGGCTATTTAAAGAAAAGAGAACATTTTCAAAGTTTGAAGCATGGATATATTTACTCATGGAAGCGAATCATTCAAAGGCAAAAGTGCCTATTGGAAACCAAATTGTAACCGTAGAAAGAGGACAAAGATTAACATCGATTTTGACCTTGTCTGACCTTTTTAACTGGTCACGATTTAAAGTGAAAACCTTCCTTGACTTACTCGAGAGTGATGGAATGTTAGAAGTCAAAACAACATCAAAATATACCCTTATAACCATTGTCAATTATGACTTTTATCAAAGTGAGCAGGGCAGGAACCAACATCAAAACGACATCAAACCAACATCAAAACAACATCAGTCAAACATCAACCCAACATCAAAACAACATCAAACCAACACAAACAATAATGATAATAAAGATAATAATGAAAAGAATGTGAATAATGAGAAGAAGAAGACAACCGCCTTCGACTTCTTCCAAGATAACGGATTCGGTTTCATAACTTCTTACAATTTAGACGATTTAAATTATTATCTTGATTCATTTGAAAATGATTCAGATGAAATAGTTACCGCATCACTTAAAATCGCTAAAGACAGAAACAAAGTTACTTGGGGATATGCTAAAAGCATTTTGAATACATGGCTTAATGCAAACTTGAAATCTATTGAACAAGTACGTGCATTTGAAAAGCAACAACTTGAAAGCAAAAAACAAAATTATAAACCTTTCGTTAAACAATCAAAAGAAAAAACACCCAAATGGCTCACAGACAGCACGAGAGAAACGAAAACGCCGGAAGTAGATGAAAACCTTGAGAAAGACAGAGAAGCTTTTATTAAGCGTCTAAATAGCAAATGGGAGTGATTGAAAATGGATGCATTTGATAAATACTATCTATTTGATCATGACGGCAACAAAATGTTTTCAGTTACACCACATTTTAAAGATGGTCGGCATTTAGTTGTTGGAATAAAAGAAACAAAATTTAATGGTCGTCGTTGGTATTTAGACGATTATGAATTAAATACACTTATTGATAATGAACAAATGGAGTTAGGACACCAAACAAGCTTATTTGAATATATATGAGGGATTACATGGAGATAGAAATTAAATTTAATGAAGTGTTTAATGCGCCGATGGGGTCGCCTCGTCCACGCTTTCGTAATACAGGTAGATTTGTTCAAACTTACATGCCAACGTCTTACACAAAGCATAAAGCGTATATACAAGGGCAAATGCCTAAGTTAAATCTAGAGCGCGCACTAAAAATCGAATTAGACTTTTACTTTCCATTGCTTAAATCATGGTCGAAGAAAAAGAAAAGCGAAATGGTTGGGCAGTATAAAGTGACTAAGCCGGATATCGACAACTTAATTAAAACGGTATTAGATGCTTGTAATGGCCATGTATGGAAAGACGATAACCAAATTACAGAAATAACTAGCTCAAAGCGTTATGGAATTGAGCCCAAAATAATCATACGAATAGAAGAAATATAAGAGGTGGATAAAATGGCGAGAAAAGCAAGGATTGTAACAATAAATGATAAACCTTATAGGTTCAGTAAATTTGAAATGGAATTAATAGAAAGTCACGGTATAACCGCTGGAATGGTTTCTAAGAGAGTAAAAGACGGTTGGGAACTACATGAAGCAATGGACGCACCAGAAGGTACGCGTTTAAGCGAGTACAGAGAAAAGAAAACAATAGAAAGACTGGAACAAGCTAGACTCGAACGCAAATTGGAAAGAAAGCGAAAGAGAGAGGCTGAGCTAAGAAGAAAGAAGCCACACTTGTTTAATGTACCTCAGAAACATTCACGTGATCCGTACTGGTTTGATAATACTTATAACCAAATGTTCAAGAAATGGAGTGAAGCATAATGAGTGTAATCAGTAACAGAAAAGTAGATATGAATGAAATACAAGACAATGTTAAGCAACCAGCGCACTACACATACGGCGACATTGAAATTATAGATTTTATCGAACAGGTTACGGCGCAGTATCCACCACAATTAGCATTTGCAATAGGTAATGCAATCAAATATCTATCTAGAGCACCGTTGAAAAACGGACACGAGGATTTAGCAAAGGCGAAGTTTTATGTCCAAAGAGCTTTTGACTTGTGGGAGCAATGACTATGACATATAACGCGCGCAAAGAATACTTAAACCAATTTTTCGGATCTAAGAGATATCTGTATCAGGATAACGAACGAGTGGCACATATCCATGTAGTGAATGGCACTTATTACTTTCACGGGCATATCGTGCCAGGTTGGCAAAGCGTTAAAAAGACATTTGATACTGCTGAAGAGCTCGAAATATATATAAAGCAACATGGTTTGGAATACGAGGAACAGAAGCAACTAACTTTATTTTAGAGGAGATGGAAATGATGAATAATCGTGAACAAATTGAACAATCCGTTATAAGTGCTAGTGCGTATAACGGCAATGACACAGAGGGATTGCTAAAAGAGATTGAGGACGTGTATAAGAAAGCGCGAGCATTTGATGAAATACTTGATGGAATGACAAATGCTATTCAACATTCAGTTAAAGAAGGTATTGAACTTGATGAAGCAGTAGGAATTATGGCAGGTCAAGTTATCTATAAATATGAGGAGGAACAAGGGAAATGACTAACACATTAACAATTGATCAGTTACAAGAGTTATTACAAATACAAAAGAAGTTCGACGATAGAATACCGACTAGAAATTTAAATGACACAGTAGCTAGTATGATTATTGAATTTGCGGAGTGGGTTAACACACTTGAGTTTTTTAAAAATTGGAAGAAACAACCAGGTAAGCCATTAGATACACAATTAGATGAGATTGCTGATTACTTAGCTTTCAGTTTGCAATTAACTTTGACTATTGTTGATGAAGAAGATTTGGAAGAAACTACTGAGGTTATGGTTGATTTGATTGAAAATGAAGTTACTTTACCTAAACTACATTCAGTTTATTTTGTTCATGTAATGCATACACTAACAGAACAATTTGTAAAAGGTATTGATAATAGTATTGTACAAGTTTTAATAATGCCTTTTTTGTACGCCAATACTTACTATACAATCGACCAACTCATTGACGCATACAAAAAGAAAATGAAAAGGAACCACGAAAGACAAGATGGAACAGCAGACGCAGGAAAAGGATACGTGTAAAGACATCTTGGATCGAGTCAAGGAGGTTTTGGGGAAGTGAGCGACATGTTAGAAATATTTTTAATAGGGTTTGGCGTTTATCTCTTTTATCGCATAGCAATTATTTTTCTTAAGAGTAAAAAGACTATACACACAAACATATATGAAATGTTAATGCTTGCTACTATCTTTATGATATCTACAATTGCTTATAAACATCAAAAGACGCATATCTTAATAGCATTTTTAGTAATGTTTTTTATGAGTAAGCTCAAACAAGTTCAAGGGAGCTATGAGGAATGACACAATACTTAGTCACAACATTCAAAGATTCAACAGGACAACCACATGAACATTTTACTACTGCTAGAGATAATCAGACGTTTACAGTTGTTGAGGCAGAGAGTAAAGAAGAAGCTGAGCGCAAATACGAGGCACAAGTTAAAAGAGGTGCAGTTATTAAATTAGGGCAGTTGTTTGAAAATATAAGGGAGTGTGGGAAATGATTAAGCAAATACTAAGATTATTATTCTTACTAGCAATGTACGAGTTAGGTAAGTATGTAACTGAGCAAGTATATATTATGATGACAGCTAATGATGATGTAGAGGCGCCGAGTGATTACGTCTTTCGAGCGGAGGTAAGTGAGTGATGTGGATTACTATGACTATTGTATTTGCTATATTGCTATTAGTTTGTATCAGTATTAATAGTGATCGTGCAAGAGAGATACAAGCACTTAGATATATGAATGATTATCTACTTGATGAAGTAGTTAAAACTAAAGGGTACAACGGGTTAGAAGAATACAGGATTGAATTGAAGCGAATAAATAACGATATTAAAAAGTAATTTATATTATCGGAGGTATTGCATGTATAGCAGGAAAGAAATACGTGAAATGATAGATAACTACAAATGGATGAAGAACATAATAGACAGTAAAGTCTACGATAACGAAAGTACATCAATTGCACAATATGGTTATCAATCTGCGATGCCAAAAGCAAAAGGCACGACTAGCAATAAAGTTTTAGTGAAAGTTATAAACAAAAACAAAGCGCTTAGAAAGTACGATTACTTGATTAAGAAGATAGCGTTCATTGATGAATATGAAGAATACATCACGAATGAAAAAGATTATCATATTTTACAAATGTTAAAACAACGAGAAAGCCATAATAGGATCATGAGCATTCTTGATATAGGCAGAGACAATTTTTATTCTAGAGTAAAAGATATAGTAAATATACTTTATAACTTGCAACAAGAAACCGACACATCGTACACATCGGACAGTTCGGACACATCGTACAAATCGTACACATCGGACTAATTTTGATATGACATATTATTTTTTATTATAATAGCTGCGTAGCAAAACATTTATATTTATTTTGAACTCTCACATTAAGTGAGGGTTTTTATTTTTATAAACAAGAGGTGGAGAATGGAGATATCAAAGTATCAAGAGATAGCTACACGTACACACAATGATGAATTGAATTTAAATGAATCTATTACTTGTTACGGTCTAGGATTATCTCAATCTACAGGTAATGTCACAGATCTAATTAAACAACATATGTTTTGTAATGTGCCGATAGATAAAGGAATTATGATAAACGAACTTAGCGAATCGTTATGGAATATAGCTAACCTAGCTAACGTGCTAGGTATTAACTTAGATGCGATAGCTGGTCATAGTGTTAACGCTATTATGATGAACAAACCTAATCAATCTATCGATGTGGACAATGGTATAAAGCAAGGCGACAAAGTATTGTTACATGGTAGTGAGTATTATGTCGATGGAGTAATAGGAAACTTGTTATTAATTAGCAATGATGAAGACGATAGACAGGTGAATATGCAAGATGTTAAGAAAGTGAACAAGGAGTGATGTACATTGTCTATCATGAAACGATGTAGTCATCCAACATGTAACACATTGATTAATCATAATGAAAGTTATTGTGATAAACACAAACGATATGCAAATGATAATTACAATGATGTGAGACGTAGAAACGATCCAGAGTATGTAAGATTTTATAACTCAAGTCAATGGAAGAGATTGCGTGGAATCGTACTGATGGAAAATGATTATATTTGTAGATTGTGTGGACGACAAGCGCAAATGGTTGACCATATTATTCCAACAAAAGTTGATTGGTCAAAACGGTTGGAAAAGGAAAACTTGCAGCCTTTGTGCTTTGAATGTCACAACAAAAAGACGAAAAAGGAACGAAGGGAAGTCCCCCGCATCAAATAACGGGGGTGGTAATAATAGCCTCGCGAAACGATGCCCATATATACTAACGAAGAATTCCCTTTATTTAAGTTTTTTAATAGGAGGTGCTAATTTATGGCGGGTAGACCGAAGAAGCTTTTGTCAAATTCGAATAAGAATTATACAAAAGAAGAAATTATTGAAAAAGAGCGTCAAGAAGCTCAATTAAATAAATTTTCTAAAATTGATACTGAACCACCACACTTTTTAGATGAAGTAGCGAAACAAGAATACCTAAGAATTGTACCGCACATGCAAGAATTGCCAATTTCAAACCTAGATAAAGCGCAATTAGCACAATATTGTAGCTTTTATAGCGATTTTGTTAAAGCAAGTTTAATTTTAGAACGTGAAGACTTGATGTTAGAAGACGACAGAGGAAACAAAAAGGTCAATCCAGCGTTCAACGTTAAAGAAAAAGCGGGTATTCGAATGCAACAAACAGCTAATACTTTAGGTTTAACTATCGATAGTCGATTGCGTATTATGGTTCCTGAAGAAAAAGAAGACGATGACCCGTATATGAAATTTGCGAGTGATGACTAATGATAGATTATGTTACTCAATATGCAAAAAAGGTGGTTTCAGGTGAAATATTAGCAAGTAAGAAAAACATACAAGTGTGTAAACGTCACCTTTCTTTTATAAAGAATCCGCCGAATGGTTGTTATTGGGACAATCGTTTGGCTAATAAAGCGATTGAATTTGTCGAAATGCTACCAGATCCCAAAACAAACGAACCTATGCCACTGATGGAATTTCAAAAGTTTATTGTTGGTAGTTTGTACGGCTGGCGTAGAGGTCAGTACAGGATGTTTACTAAAGCTTACATAAGTATGGCTAGAAAACAAGGTAAATCTTTGATTGTATCTGGTATGTCTGTAAACGAATTACTTTTCGGACAATACCCTAAGTTCAACAGACAGATTTATGTAGCTTCATCAACTTATAAACAAGCACAAACAATATTCAAGATGGCAAGTCAACAAGTAAACCTAATGCGTAGTAAAAGTAAGCTTATCCGTGAAAAAACAGACGTAAGAAAGACGGACATTGAAGATGTATTAAGTAGTTCGGTGTTTGCGCCTCTGTCCAATAACCCAGATGCGGTTGATGGTAAAGACCCTACAGTTGCTATTTTAGATGAATTAGCAAGTATGCCAGACGATGAAATGTATTCAAGGTTTAAAACGGGTATGACATTGCAAAAGAACCCTTTGACATTGCTTGTTTCAACAGCTGGGGATAATTTGAACAGTCAAATGTATCAAGAGTACAAATATATTAGACGTATTTTAGAAGGTAAAGTTAAAGCTGATAATTATTTTGTATATTGTGCTGAAATGGATTCGCAAGACGAGGTTCAAGATGAAGCGAAGTGGATAAAAGCCATGCCACTTTTGGAATCGAAAGAGCATAGAAAAACAATTCTACAAAATATTAAGTCTGATATACAAGATGAATTAGAAAAAGGTACGTCGTATCACAAAATATTAATTAAAAATTTTAATCTGTGGCAAGCACAAAGAGAAGATAGTCTTCTTGACATAACAGATTGGGAACAAGCAGTAACAAATACACCTGATATCAAAGGTAAAGATGTTTATATAGGAGTCGATTTATCAAGGCTGGACGACTTAACCTCTGTAGGTTTTATTTTCCCTACTGATAATAAAAGTGTGTTTTTAGATAGTCATTCTTTTATAGGTTTAAGAACTAATTTAGAACAGAAGATTAAAAGAGATAAAATAAATTATAATTTAGTGATTGAAAAAGGCGAAGCAGAAACAACTCGCTCAGAAAGCGGAATGATAGATTATAAACAAGTTATAGAATTCATTATTGATTTTATAGAAACGCATGATTTAAACGTAAAAGCCGTCTGTTATGACCCGTGGAATGCTCAAAGTTTTGTTACAACCATTGAATCTATGCATTTAGATTGGCCGCTTATTGAAGTGGGACAGAGTTTTAAAGCGTTATCGCAATCGATCAAAGAATTTAGAATGTGGGTTGCAGACAAAAGAATACAACATAGTGATAATACATTACTTACAACAGCAGTCAATAACGCTATTTTGATTCGAGATGGAGAGGATAATGTAAAAATCAATAAGAAAATTAATAGACAGAAAATAGACCCTATTATTTCGATAATAACTGCTTTTACTGAAGCAAGAATGCATGAGTTCCAAGAAGATTGGACAAAAATATACGAAAGTGAAGAGTTTGGGTTTTAAAGGTGGTGACAGTATGAATTTAAATAAAATAACTGATGTCTTTCATTTATTGGTTGCTAATTTAGTTAGCATCCTTTTTTTATTAGGATTATGTATTGTGAATATCTCTATATATAAAACTTTTAGTCAGAACATGGGATTGCTAGCAACTGGCATTATTTTAATAGTTATTTCATTGATATTAAACCATGAAAGCAATCAAGAAAGGAGGCATTGATCTTGGGTATTTTTTATAAAACTGAAATGCGTGATTTAAAATACAACGAAGAAGATTTGCAAATGATGGTACAAACGTTACCTGGCTTTCAAGGAACAAAACTACGCGAATATGAGGGTATAGAAGCTATTAAACATAGCGATATATTTACTGCAGTTATGATGATTGCATCTGATTTAGCACGTATGCCAATTAGGTTAATATCGAATGGACAAATTGATTATGGCAATAAGATTGTAAACCTATTGAACAATCGTCCTAATCCGATGTATAACGGTTATATTTTCAAGTTAGTTGTATTTGCCAGCGCATTATTAACTTCACATGGATATGTCGAGATTGCTCGCGATAAAATCGGTAAACCAACAAATTTAACGTTTAGGAAAACCTCAGAAGTTGAATTGAAGTCAGACAGAAGAGGGCAACCTTATTATTTTCACCAAAGAGTAGATGATAACGGTAGAAGAATTCAACGTAATATTAAATTCAGTGACATGCTAGATGTTAAATTTTATTCCTTAGACGGTATAAACGGTTTATCACTACTAGATACTTTAAGTAGGACTATTGAATCTGATAATAACGGCAAGGATTTCCTCAATAATTTCTTACGTAACGGTACGCATGCGGGCGGTATATTGAAGATGAAAGGCGTTCTGGAAAATAAGACTGCAAGAAATAGAGCAAGAGAGGAGTTTCACAAAGCTTTTAGCGGGACAAAACAAGCTGGTAAAGTCGTTGTTTTAGATGAATCTATGACATTTGACCAATTAGAGGTTGATACAGAAGTTTTAAAGCTTATTAGAGAAAATAAATCATCTACAAGAGAGATAGCAGGTGTGTTTGGTATTCCTTTGCATAAATTCGGTATAGAAACTTCGAATATGAGTATCACTGACGCAAACCTTGATTATCTCTCAACGTTAAAACCTTATATCACTTGTGTTTGTGCGGAATTGAATTTCAAGTTTAATAACGAACACGAAGATGTGAACCGTGAATTTAAATTTGACACCACTGAAATACGTGTGGTTGATGAAAAAACGCAAGCTGAAATCGATAAAATCAATATTGGTTCAGGAAAAATGAATATTGATGAAATAAGACAAAGAGATGGCTTGGCACCGATTCCAGATGGTTACGGAAGTATTCACAGGGTTGATTTGAATCATGTGAATATTGCGCTGGTGGATGAATATCAAATGAATAAATCAAAACGCATTGATAATAAGCTGAAAGGTGATGATGAAAATGGCTAAATTAATTGTGATCAAAGGTCCGCCTTGTGCTGGCAAATCAACAATGGTTCAAAAGAGATTATCAGACAAGGATGTAGTGTTTGATTGGGATTTGGTGCAACGTGCTATTACTCATTTAGATATTCATGATCATAATGAAAATGCTAAACATATAATCGCTGGTTTCAGAAAAATATTTATAAATGATTCTCAAACAAATAAAGATTTTGAAAATTTTTACCTTTTGACGTGCAATATGACTGACTCGTTAAATCGTCAACTTGAAAATTGTGACTATGATATTGAAGAGGTTGAAGCGACGGAAGAGGAATGTTTGAATCGCCTTGAAAAAGATGACAGCAGGCCTAATAAAGAAATATTCAAACAACGCATACATGATTATTTTGAGCAACATTCTTCTAAAGAGGAGGTGAGGAAAATGAGTAAGGAAACGAGAGTTGGTAACATTATTGAAGTACGTTCAAACGATGATAATGAAATGGTCATCGAGGGATATGCCTTAAAGTTCGACACTTGGTCTGAAAATCTTGGTGGCTTTAAAGAAACGATTTCGCGTCGCGCTTTAGAAAACACTGATTTATCTGATGTACGTTGTTTAGTAGATCATATCCCGTCGCAAATAATCGGTAGGACAAAGTCAGGTACTTTGCAACTCGAAACTGACGATGTCGGACTTAAATATCGTTGTAAGTTGCCAAATACAACATTTGCGCGTGATTTATACGAGAACATGCGCGTAGGTAACATTAATCAATGTTCGTTTGGTTTCATGCTTGACGACAAAGGCGATGAAATGCGTTTTGATGAACAAGAAAACATCTACAAGCGCACTTTGACAGCAATTCGTAAACTTACAGATGTCTCTGTAGTAACTTATCCAGCGTATAAAGATACGGATGTTAAACCTGCATTACGTAGTATTGAAAGTATTAAAAAAGAGCAACGTAAAAAAGAATTAGAATTAAGACTAAAGAAACATTCAATATTAAATAAGATTTGGTGAAGTTGAACACCATTATCAAATACAACCATTGGACATGCTGAATATAGCGATGTCTATTTTTTATGCCAATTTTAGGAGGAAATTAAATGAAAACAAAAGAAGAGTTACGATCTGAGATTTCAGACATCAAAAGACAAATTGATTTGAAAGTTAAGTATGCAACGCGAGCGCTTAATAACGATGAGTTAGAAAGAGCAGAAGAATTAGAACAAGAAATTACTGATTTACGTTCTCAAATTCAAGAAAAGCAAGAAGAATTAGATAAATTAAAAGAAAAAGACGGGGGTTCAGAGGATGACCCACAACCAGTTGTTGTAAACGAAGCGCGTTCTTATCAACAACAAGCGAATATAAACGAATTAGGTATTTCGATTCAAAATACAAAAGTAACATCACAAGAAGTTAGAGACTTTTCAGAATACCTTGAAACTCGTGATGAAAATACTATTAAAGGCGGTTCTTTGAAAACGGATTCTGGTTTCGTATTAATTCCGGAAGAGATTGTGACAGATATCCTTACGTTAAAAGAAGTCGAATTTAATTTAGATAAGTATGTCACAGTTAAAAAAGCACCTAGCGGTTCAGGTAAGTATCCAGTTGTACGTCAATCATCTGTTGCTGCACTTCCTGAAGTTGAAGAATTAGCTGAAAACCCAGAATTAGCGGTTAAACCGTTTTATCAATTGGTTTATGACATTAAAACGCATCGTGGTTACTTCCGTATTTCACGTGAATCTATTGAAGATAGCAAAGTTAATGTACTACAAGAATTGAAATTATGGATGGCGCGCACAATTGCTGCAACGCGTAATCAAGCAATTATTGATGTGTTGAAAAATGGTTCTCAAGGAGAAGGTGGCAAGCAATTAAAATTAGAAAAAGTTGCTGCAAAAGGTATCGACGGGTTGAAAGATGCTGTTAACCTTAACATCAAACCAAATTACGAGCACAATATTGCTATTGTATCTCAAACAATGTTTGCTAAGTTAGATAAGATGAAAGACAAAAACGGAAATTACTTAATTCAACCAGATGTTAAAGAAAAAACACAACAACGTTTACTAGGTGCTAAAGTTGAAATCTTACCAGATGAAATGTTAGGAGAAAAAGCAAACGAGACATTGATTTTCGGTAATCTAAAAGATGCAATTGTATTGTTTGACCGTTCACAATATCAAGCTGGCTGGACAGATTACATGCATTTCGGTGAATGTTTAATGGTAGCTGTACGTCAAGATTGCCGTATCTTAGATGAAAAATCTGCAATTGTTATTAATTATGAAGATACGAAAAATGTTGGAGACGTTAGTTTAGAAGCGTAAGTACCTATTAAAAAATATATAAAGAGGTGAAAGCTTATGGCGATGTTCAAAGTAAAGAAATCTTATACTGACTTAGAAAAAGGGGAATATCTGGAAAGCGGTAAACATGTTGAAATGACAGTAAAGCGTGCTGATTATGTCAACAAAAAGCTGAAAGAACACGGTGTAATACTAGAACGTGTCAAAGAAGAATAGGTGATTTGATGCAATTGACAACCACTGAACTGAAGTTACTAAAAATGCATTGCAAAATAGATCATAACTCTGAAGATAAATTACTAGAAACCTATTATAGTTGGGCTTTTTATGAAATAGTCAGTGCTGTTACAGATGATTATATTGAATACGAAGACTGGTTTAAAAGTAACCCTCTTTTTACTCGTGCTGTATACCCTTTGGCTAATTATTATTTTGAAAATCGTATCGCTTATCAGGATAGAAATTTATCACTTGCACCTCATATGGTTTTAAGTACTGTTCATAAGTTGAGAGATTCATTTGAACGATATTTGGAGAGTGAAGAAGATGAAATTTAATTCAAACAAATTAACTGAGCGTGTCGATTTTTGCCAAGATATCAGCGAACGAGTAAATGGTAATCCAGCAAAACCAAAGTCGAAAGTTTTATATTCATGTTATGCATGTATACGAGAAGCTAAAGAATCTGATACACAGACCAACTTGAATACAGGTAGTAAATTTATAAAAACTATTATTATCAGAGATCCTAGAGGCGATTATAAACCCTCAAACAAACATTACATTACGCACGAAAGCCAAAGATATAACATTAAGTATGTTAAATCGGATTATCAAGATAAATCTTATCTACGTGTGTATGGTGAGGTGGTTATATAGTGGGAGCTAAAATTGAGGAAAACACCATTGAACAGGGTTTAAAGAATGCAGTTTTAAAAATGAATCTGAACGGCAATGCGATTATTAAAGCTGGGGCTATGTCATTAGTCCCACTTTTAAAAAGTAATACACCTTTCGCTGACACCAAAAAACACGCTCGCGAACATATAGGTGTCTCTAATGTGAAAACAGATAGAGACTCAAGCGAGAAAATAGTTACAGTAGGTTATACAAAAGGTGTTTCTCATCGTATTCATGCAACAGAGTTCGGAACGATGTACCAAAGTCCGCAACTATTCATAACCAAAACTGAGAAACAGGGTAAAGATAAAGTTTTAAAAACAATGATTGCTACTGCAAAGAGGTTGCAAAAATGATTAACATTACTAATTTGATTAGAAATACAATTATTAAAGAAAATGTTACAGAAGAATCACATGTATTTAACTATACAGTAGATGACCATTTTCACGAAAAAACCAATAAGCCAATTGTGCGGATATACCCACTACCATTTAACCCTGATGAATACGCTGATGATAGTGAATTTACTAGGGAGTATAATTATCAAATTGATATTTGGTGGTCTGAGGATGAACCGAATGAACAGGCTGAAAAAATAGTAGAGTCGCTAAAGAAAGCGAATTTTCAAAGTTACTATAGAGAACCGTTATACGAAAGTGACGTCATGTCATTCAGACATATTATAAGAGCAAAAGGCTCGATTTTATCAATGAAATTGGAGGAAAATTAAATGATTGAAAAATTGAAACAAGCACCAAGATTTTTAAAATTAAACTTACAACACTTTGCGGATACTGGCGTTTCAGGTATTGCGATTGGTGTATCTAATTTTTATTATGCGCCGATTTTAAAAGATACTGAAAAAGAATGGGAAACAGGCGCTGGGACACGAATTCGATTTTTAAAAGAGATTGAAGTAGATAGACCACAAGATACTGAAGAAGATTACGGAGATGATATGGTTGCTGCAACTGCTGTATCTAATGGTAAATTGAGTGTTAAAACAACATTTGTTACTGTTCCTGCTGACGATAAAGCATTCTTGAATGGTGCTAAAAAAGGTACAGGCGGTTATAAATATGGAGCTAAGGATATTCCACCAGATGTAGCAATTGTGTTCGAAAGACGTAATCATGATGAGTCTTCTGAATGGGTTGGTCTATTCAAAGGTAAATTCACACGTTCAAGCATCAAAGGTCAAACAAAACAAGATAAGGTTGAATTCCAAAATGACGATGTAGAAGGTAACTTTATTGATCGTTTGTTTGATGAAAGTTCACATGTCACTGGTTATGATGCAAAAGGAAGCACTACAGGTCGTGACTATGTATTCATGGAGACATTTGGTAAAACTTATGATGAATTCATGTCTAGTCGTGGTGAACAAACTACAGAATCTGTAGAAAAAGAAATGAAAAAAACTGAAAAAGTTGAAGTAAAATCTGTAAACATAAGCGATGAACAAGTTACGGTAAAAGTTGATGAAACAAAACAACTTTCAGCTACAACTGAACCATCTGGACAGAAAGTGACTTATGCAGTAACTGAAGGACAAACGTATGCTAGCGTTTCGTCATCAGGGCTTGTTAAAGGTTTAGCGGAAGGTAGCGCAACCGTTACTGCGACTTCAGGCAAGAAGACCGACACAGTGCAAGTTACAGTACAATCTAATTTAGAAATGTAAACGTGAGGGCTTAACGCCCTCTTTTTATTTTGGCCAAACTAAAAAAGAAAGTAGGAAATTAATAATGGAACGTACATCAATTGAATTAATTACAGGATTTACAAAAACAGGAAAGCCTCAATATCAAAAATATTTAGCAAAACCAATTATTACTTTGTTTGAAACAATTCAAGGTTCAAAATTAGGTTTAAAACTTAACAAAGCGTTTAAGGGTTCTGATTTTAAAGAGTTAACAGAAGAAGAATTTAATAACTTAAGCGTGACAGAACAAGAAGAATACAAAAATAAACAAGAAGAAATCGAAGACAACATGGCTTTACAAATGGAAGTGCTAGAAGAAGTTTTGGATTTCATTGTTGAAGCTTTTGACAATCAATTCACTAGTATAGAACTTCAAAAAGGATTGCCAAATGGTCAAGAAGGTATTGAAAAGATTGGACAGTTAATTGGACGTATCACAGGCGGGGAACCTAGTGATACAAAAAAGTTCGTGACAGAGAATCAGAAGTAAGAAAAGAAGATTTAACACCTGAAGCTGTCTATAACAATTACAGGAAAATAGCTAAAGATTTGATAGAAAATGGTATGGATGCAGAAAAAGTGGCAAATATGCCGATACACTTCTTTTTAGACATTGTCGAATCGAAGATTGAAACAAAGCGAACTGCGAAAAGTTTTAAAGATATTTTTTAATCAGCCTTTAAAGGTTGATTTTTTATTTACATCTTGGAAGAAAGGAGGTTTTTAAATGCCTAATCCTATAGGTAATATGGTTATAAAGGTTGATTTAGATGGTTCTGGATTCAATAGAGGTGTGACAGGTTTAAATAGGCAAATGAAAATGGTTTCGCGTGAGCTTTCGGCTAATTTATCACAATTTTCTAGATATGATAATTCATTAGAAAAGTCGAAGATAAAAGTCGAAGGTTTGAGTAAAAAACAAAAAGTTCAAGCCCAGATTACTAAAGAGCTGAAAGATAGTTATGACAAACTTAGTAAAGAAACTGGTGAAAACAGTGCAAAGACACAAGCTGCGGCTGCTAAATACAATGAAGCTTACGCTAAATTAAACCAATATGAACGAGAGTTAAACCAAGCCACACAAGAATTAAAAGACATGCAAAGAGAACAAAAAGCGTTAAACAGTGCGATGGGTAAACTTGGAAATAACTTTAATAATTTTGGTCCTAAACTTCAAGAAATTGGTAACAGTATGAAAAATGTAGGCCGTAACATGACTATGTATGTAACCGCACCGGTTGTTGCTGGGTTTGCTGTTGCTGCTAAAAAAGGTATTGAATTCGATGACAGTATGAGAAAAGTTAAAGCAACTTCAGGTGCTACTGGGGAAGAGTTTGAAGCTTTGAAGAAAAAGGCTCGCGAAATGGGTGCAACAACAAAATTTAGTGCATCAGATTCGGCTGAAGCATTAAATTACATGGCACTTGCTGGTTGGGATTCTAAGCAAATGATGGAAGGTTTAAGCGGAGTTATGGATTTAGCGGCAGCATCTGGCGAAGAACTGGGAGCAGTAAGTGACATTGTTACAGATGGACTAACGGCATTTGGTTTAAAAGCAAAGGATAGTGGTCATTTTTCGGACGTTTTAGCACAAACTAGCTCGAAGGCAAATACGGATGTTAGAGGGCTCGGAGAAGCTTTTAAATATGTCGCTCCTGTAGCAGGTGCGTTAGGTTACACGATTGAAGATACATCTATTGCGATAGGTTTAATGAGTAATGCTGGTATCAAAGGTGAAAAAGCAGGTACAGCGTTACGAACAATGTTCACCAATCTTTCAAGTCCAACTAGAGCTATGGGGAATGAAATGGAGCGCTTAGGAATATCTATTACAGATAGTAATGGGAAAATGATTCCTATGCGAAAGCTTTTAGATCAACTGAGGGAAAAATTTAAACATCTTTCAAAAGACCAACAAGCTAGTTCTGCAGCTACAATATTTGGTAAAGAAGCGATGTCAGGAGCATTAGCGATTATAAATGCTTCTGATGAAGACTATCAAAAGTTAACCAAATCTATAGATTCATCTACCGGCGCATCTAAAAGAATGGCCGATACAATGGAATCTGGTTTAGGTGGGAAATTAAGAACTTTAAGGTCGCAATTAGAAGAACTAGCCTTAACGATTTATGACAGAATAGAACCAGCACTAAAGATTATAGTAAGTGCTTTTAGCAAAGTAGTGACATGGGTTACTAAATTACCAACGTCAATTCAATTAGCGGTTGTTGGGTTTGGATTATTTGCAGCAGTTTTAGGTCCTTTAGTTTTTATGTTCGGTTTATTTATCAGCGTGATGGGGAATGCAATGACAGTTTTAGGACCCTTGTTAATAAACGTTAATAAAGCTGGTGGTATATTCGCGTTTTTAAGAACTAAAATCGCATCACTTGTTAAACTATTTCCGATTTTAGGTATGTCGATATCCAGTTTAACGTTACCTATAACATTAATTGTAGGTGCATTAGTTGGTATTGGCATAGCTTTCTATCAAGCTTATAAACGTTCAGAAACTTTTAGAAATATTGTAAATCAGGCAATCTCTGGTGTAGCAAACGCATTTAAAGCAGCTAAACTAGCGTTACAAGGTTTCTTTGATTTATTCAAAGGTGATAGTAAAGGCGCGGTTACCCTAGAGAAGATATTTCCACCCGAAACTGTAGCAGGAATACAAAATGTAGTTAATACGATTAGAACAACTTTCTTTAAAGTAGTTGATGAAATCGTTGGTTTCGCCAAAGAGATAGGCGCTCAATTAGCCTCTTTCTGGAAAGAGAACGGCTCAGAAATAACACAAGCTTTGCAAAATATAGCTGGTTTCATTAAAGCAACCTTTGAATTTATTTTTAACTTTATTATTAAACCAATCATGTTTGCGATTTGGCAAGTGATGCAATTTATTTGGCCGGCGGTTAAAGCTTTGATTGTCAGCACTTGGGAGAATATAAAAGGTGTAATACAAGGGGCTATTAATATTATTTTGGGTATTATCAAAGTGTTCTCTAGTCTTTTCACAGGAAACTGGCGAGGCGTTTGGGACGGCATTGTAATGATACTGAAAGGTACTGTGCAGTTAATTTGGAATTTAATACAACTGTGGTTTGTAGGTAAAATTCTAGGTGTAGTGAGATACTTTGGTGGATTACTTAAAGGTTTAATAACTATTATATGGGTTGCTATAATAGGCGTTTTCAAGAAATCATTATCGGCAATTTGGAATGCAACAAAAAGTATTTTTGGTTTCTTATTCAATAGTGTTAAATCTATTTTCACTAATATGAAAAACTGGTTATCTAGTACGTGGAATAATATCAAAAGCAATACCGTCGGCAAGGCTCATTCGTTATTTACGGGTGTAAGGTCTAAATTCACAAGTTTATGGAATGCGACGAAAGATATATTTACTAAATTAAGAAATTGGATGTCAAACATCTGGAACTCTATTAAAGATAACACTGTAGGTATAGCTGGTCGCTTATGGGATAGAGTGCGTAACATCTTTGGAAGCATGCGTGACGGTTTAAAATCTATCATTGGTAAAATTAAAGATCATATCGGTGGTATGGTAGACGCTGTTAAAAGAGGTCTTAATAAATTAATTGAAGGTTTAAACTGGGTCGGTGGTAAGTTGGGTATGGACAAAATACCGAAGTTACACACTGGTACTGAACATACGCATACTACTACAAGATTAGTTAAGAACGGTAAGATTGCGCGGGATACGTTCGCTACGGTTGGGGATAAAGGACGTGGAAATGGTCCGAATGGTTTCAGAAATGAAATGATTGAATTCCCTAATGGCAAACGGGTACTTACGCCTAATACAGATACGACAGCGTACTTACCTAAAGGTTCAATAGTATATAACGGCGCACAAACTTATTCAATGTTAAATGGAACGCTTCCAAGATTTAGCATAGGTACTATGTGGAAAGATATTAAATCCGGTGCATCATCGGCATTTAACTGGACAAAAGATCAAATAGGTAAAGGTACAAAGTGGCTTGGCGATAAAGTTGGTGATGTCATGGACTTTATCGATAATCCAGGAAAACTTTTAAATTATGTACTTCAAGCGTTTGGAGTTGATTTCAGTTCTCTAACTAAAGGTATGGGTATTGCTGGCGATATAACAAAAGCTGCATGGTCTAAGATTAAGAAAAGTGCAATCAAGTGGCTTGAGGATGCTTTCGCAGAGTCGGGTGATGGCGGTGTATTAGATATGAGTAAATTACGTTACTTATACGGTCACACTGCTGCTTATACACGAGAAACCGGACGCCCATTCCATGAAGGTCTGGATTTTGATTACATTTACGAACCTGTTCCATCAACCATTAATGGTAGAGCACAAGTTATGCCTTTTCATAATGGTGGTTATGGAAAATGGGTGAAAATTGTAAAGGGCGCCTTAGAAGTTATTTATGCACATTTATCTAAATATAAAGTTAAAACTGGTCAACAAGTTAGGGTCGGACAGACTGTTGGTATATCGGGGAATACGGGGTTTAGTACAGGACCTCACTTACATTATGAGATGCGTTGGAATGGAAGACATAGAGACCCGTTACCGTGGTTAAGAAAGAATAATGGGGGCGGCAAAAGTACACCCGGTGGTAATGGTGCAGCTAATGCTAGACGAGCTATTAAGGCTGCTCAAAATATTTTAGGAGGAAGGTATAAGGCGAGTTGGATTACTAACGAGATGATGCGTGTTGCGAGTCGTGAATCCAATTATACAGCTAATGCAGTCAATAATTGGGATAGCAACGCAAGAGCTGGTATACCTTCAAGAGGTATGTTCCAAATGATAGATCCTTCATTTAGAGCGTACGCAAAGTCGGGTTACAATAATCCTCTCAACCCAACTCATCAAGCTATATCGGCTATGAGATATATTGTGGGTAAATGGGTACCAAGAACAGGCTCATGGAGAGCTGCGTTCAAACGCGCTGGTGATTACGCATATGCTACTGGTGGCAAAGTCTATAACGGATTGTATCACTTAGGGGAAGAAGGATATCCAGAGTGGATAATACCTACTGATCCAAGTAGAGCGAACGAAGCACACAAATTATTAGCTTTAGCTGCTAACGATATTGATAACCGCTCTAAAAATAAGCGACCAAACAACTTACCAAATCCAAGTATAAGTAATAGTGATACAAACTATATTCATACATTGGAGAATAAACTAGATGCGGTTATTAATTGTTTGGTTAGTTTGGTTGAGTCTAATCAAGTTATTGCAGATAAGGATTACGAACCAGTTATTAATAAGTATGTGTTTGAAGATGAGGTAAATAATTCTATCGATAAACGAGAGCGTCACGAATCTACAAGAGTTAGATTTAGAAGAGGAGGCACGATAATCTAATGCAAGATACAATTCAAATAGACAATAAAACAATTGGATGGCTGGTTGTGCAAAGAGGGTTCGAGATACCCTCTTTTAATTTTGTTACTGAAAAAGAAAACGTAAAAGGTAGAGCGGGATCTATTGTTAAGAATCGTTATTTAAATGATATCGAATTTGATTTACCATTAATTATTCGAAACGAAAAATTGTCACCAGGTGGAGAAAAAACACACGATGATATATTAGAAGCATTGGTCAAGTTCTTCAATATTAAAGATTTAACACCTAAAAAACTTAAATTCAAATCTCAAAACTGGTATTGGTTTGCATATTTTGATGGTCCATTAAAATTACCGAAAAACCCAAGAGGTTCAGTGAAGTTCACTATAAAAGTAGTGTTAACAGATCCTTATAAATACTCGGTAACTGGAAACAAAAACACCGCGATTTCAGACCAAGTTTCAGTTGTAAATAGTGGGACTGCTGACACTCCTTTAATTGTTGAAGCCCGAGCAATTAAACCATCTAGTTACTTTATGATCACTAAAAATGATGAAGATTATTTTATGGTTGGTGATGATGAGGTAACCAAAGAAGTTAAGGATTACATGCCTCCTGTTTATCATAGTGAGTTTCGTGATTTCAAAGGTTGGACTAAGATGATTACTGAAGATATTCCAAGTAATGATTTAGGTGGTAAGGTCGGCGGTGACTTTGTGATATCCAATCTTGGCGAAGGATATAAAGCAACTAATTTTCCTGATGCAAAAGGTTGGGTTGGTGCTGGCACGAAACGAGGGCTCCCTAAAGCGATGACAGATTTTCAAATTACCTATAAATGTATTGTTGAACAAAAAGGTAAAGGTGCCGGAAGAACAGCACAACATATTTATGATAGTGATGGTAAGTTACTTGCTTCTATTGGTTATGAAAATAAATATCATGATAGAAAAATAGGACATATTGTTGTTACGTTGTATAACCAAAAAGGAGACCCCAAAAAGATATACGACTATCAGAATAAACCGATAATGTATAACTTGGACAGAATCGTTGTTTATATGCGGCTCAGAAGAGTAGGTAATAAATTTTCTATTAAAACTTGGAAATTTGATCACATTAAAGACCCAGATAGACGTAAACCTATTGATATGGATGAGAAAGAGTGGATAGATGGCGGTAAGTTTTATCAGCGTCCAGCTTCTATCATAGCTATCTATAGTGCGAAGTATAACGGTTATAAGTGGATGGAGATGAATGGATTAGGTTCATTCAATACGGAGATTCTACCGAAACCGAAAGGCGCAAGGGATGTCATTATACAAAAAGGTGATTTAGTGAAAATAGATATGCAAGCAAAAAGTGTTGTCATCAATGAGGAACCAATGTTGAGCGAGAAATCGTTTGGAAGTAATTATTTCAATGTTGATTCTGGGTACAGTGAATTAATCATACAACCTGAAAACGTCTTTGATACGACGGTTAAATGGCAAGATAGATATTTATAGAAAGGAGATGAGAGTGTGATACATGTTTTAGATTTTAACGACAAGATTATAGATTTCCTTTCTACTGATGACCCTTCCTTAGTTAGAGCGATTCATAAACGTAATGTTAATGACAATTCAGAAATGCTTGAACTGCTCATATCATCAGAAAGAGCTGAAAAGTTCCGTGAACGACATCGTGTTATTATAAGGGATTCAAACAAACAATGGCGTGAATTTATTATTAACTGGGTTCAAGATACGATGGACGGCTACACAGAGATAGAATGTATAGCGTCTTATCTTGCTGATATAACAACAGCTAAACCGTATGCACCAGGCAAATTTGAGAAAAAGACAACTTCAGAAGCATTGAAAGATGTGTTGAGCGATACAGGTTGGGAAGTTTCTGAACAAACCGAATACGATGGCTTACGTACTACGTCATGGACTTCTTATCAAACTAGATATGAAGTTTTAAAGCAATTATGTACAACCTATAAAATGGTATTGGATTTTTATATAGAGCTTAGTTCTAATACCGTCAAAGGTAGATATGTGGTACTCAAAAAGAAAAACAGCTTATTCAAAGGTAAAGAAATTGAGTATGGTAAAGATTTGGTTGGATTAACTAGGAAGATTGATATGTCAGAAATCAAAACAGCATTAATTGCTGTGGGACCCGAAAATGACAAAGGAAAGCGTTTAGAGTTAGTTGTGACTGATGACGAAGCACAAAGTCAATTCAACTTACCTACCCGTTATATTTGGGGAATATACGAACCTCAATCAGATGATCAAAATATGAATGAAACACGGTTGCGTTCTTTAGCCCAAACAGAGTTAAATAAACGTAAGTCGGCAGTTATGTCATATGAGATTACTTCTACTGATTTGGAAGTTACGTATCCGCACGAGATTATATCAATTGGTGATACAGTCAGAGTAAAACATAGAGATTTTAGCCCGCCATTGTATGTAGAGGCAGAAGTTATTGCCGAAGAATATAACATAATTTCAGAAAATAGCACATATACATTCGGTCAACCTAAAGAGTTCAAAGAATCAGAATTACGAGAAGAGTTTAACAAGCGATTAAACCTAATACACCAAAAATTAAACGACAATATTAGCAATATCAATACTATAGTAAAAGATGTTGTAGATGGTGAATTAGAATACTTTGAACGCAAAATTCATAAAAGTGATACACCGCCAGAAAATCCAGTCAATGATACGCTTTGGTATGATACAAGTAACCCTGATGTTGCTGTCTTGCGTAGATATTGGAATGGTCGATGGATTGAAGCAACACCAAATGATGTTGAAAAATTAGGTGGTATAACAAGAGAGAAAGCGCTATTCAGTGAATTAAACAATATTTTTATTAATTTATCTATACAACACGCTAGTCTTTTGTCAGAAGCTACAGAATTACTGAATAGCGAGTACTTAGTAGATAATGATTTGAAAGCGGACTTACAAGCAAGTTTAGACGCTGTGATTGATGTTTATAATCAAATTAAAAATAATTTAGAATCTATGACACCCGAAACTGCAACGATTGGTCGGTTGGTAGATACAAAAACTTTATTTCTTGAGTATAGAAAGAAATTACAAGATGTTTATACAGATGTAGAAGATGTCAAAATCGCCATTTCAGATAGATTTAAATTATTACAGTCACAATACACTGATGAAAAATATAAAGAAGCGTTGGAAATAATAGCAACAAAATTTGGTTTAACGGTGAATGAAGATTTGCAGTTAGTCGGAGAACCTAATGTTGTTAAATCAGCTATTGAAGCAGCTAGAGAATCCACAAAAGAACAATTACGTGACTATGTAAAAACATCGGACTATAAAACAGACAAAGACGGTATTGTTGAACGTTTAGATACTGCTGAAGCTGAGAGAACGACTTTAAAAGGTGAAATCAAAGATAAAGTTACGTTAAACGAATATCGAAACGGATTGGAAGAACAAAAACAATATACTGATGACCAGTTAAGTGATTTGTCCAATAATCCTGAGATTAAAGCAAGTATTGAACAAGCAAATCAAGAAGCGCAAGAAGCTTTAAAATCATACATTGATGCTCAAGATGATCTTAAAGAGAAGGAATCGCAAGCGTATGCTGATGGTAAAATTTCGGAAGAAGAGCAACGCGCTATACAAGATGCTCAAGCTAAACTTGAAGAGGCAAAACAAAACGCAGAACTAAAGGCTAGAAACGCTGAAAAGAAAGCTAATGCTTATACAGACAACAAGGTCAAAGAAAGCACAGATGCACAGAGGAGAACACTGACTCGCTATGGTTCTCAAATTATACAAAATGGTAAGGAAATCAAATTAAGAACTACTAAAGAAGAGTTTAATGCAACCAATCGTACACTTTCAAATATATTAAACGAGATTGTCCAAAACGTTACAGATGGAACAACAATCAGATATGATGATAACGGAGTGGCTCAAGCTTTAAATGTGGGGCCACGTGGTATTAGATTAAATGCTGATAAAATTGATATTAACGGTAATAGAGAAATAAACCTTCTTATCCAAAATATGCGAGATAAAGTAGATAAAACCGATATTGTCAACAGCCTTAATTTATCAAGAGAGGGTCTTGATATCAATGTTAATAGAATTGGAATTAAAGGCGGTAACAATAACAGATATGTTCAAATACAGAATGATTCTATTGAACTAGGTGGTATTGTGCAACGNACTTGGANAGGNAAACGNTCAACNGACGATATNTTNACGCGACTNAAAGANGGNCANCTAAGNTTTAGAAATAANACCGCNGGCGGTTCACTTTATATGTCACATTTTGGTATTTCNACNTATATTGATGGNGAAGGNGAAGACGGNGGTTCATCNGGTACNATTCAATGGTGGGATAAAACTTACAGTGATAGNGGNATGAATGGNATAACAATCAATTCCTATGGTGGTGTCGTTGCACTAACGTCAGATAATAATCGGGTTGTTCTGGAGTCTTACGCTTCATCGAATATCAAAAGCAAACAGGCACCGGTGTATTTATATCCAAACACAGACAAAGTGCCTGGATTAAACCGATTTGCATTCACGCTGTCTAATGCAGATAATGCTTATTCGAGTGACGGTTATATTATGTTTGGTTCTGATGAGAACTATGATTACGGTGCGGGTATCAGGTTTTCTAAAGAAAGAAATAAAGGTCTTGTTCAAATTGTTAATGGACGATATGCAACAGGTGGAGATACAACAATCGAAGCAGGGTATGGCAAATTTAATATGCTGAAACGACGTGATGGTAATAGGTATATTCATATACAGAGTACAGACCTACTGTCTGTAGGTTCAGATGATGCAGGAGATAGGATAGCTTCTAACTCAATTTATAGACGTACTTATTCGGCCGCAGCTAATTTGCATATTACTTCTGCTGGCACAATTGGGCGTTCGACATCAGCGCGTAAATACAAGTTATCTATCGAAAATCAATATAACGATAGAGATGAACAACTGGAACATTCAAAAGCTATTCTTAACTTACCTATTAGAACGTGGTTTGATAAAGCTGAGTCTGAAATTTTAGCTAGAGAGCTGAGAGAAGATAGAAAATTATCGGAAGACACCTATAAACTTGATAGATACGTAGGTTTGATTGCTGAAGAGGTGGAGAATTTAGGATTAAAAGAGTTTGTCACGTATGATGACAAAGGAGAAATTGAAGGTATAGCGTATGATCGTCTATGGATTCATCTTATCCCTGTTATCAAAGAACAACAACTAAGAATCAAGAAATTGGAGGAGTCAAAGAATGCAGGATAACAAACAAGGATTACAAGCTAATCCTGAATATACAATTCATTATTTATCACAGGAAATTATGAGGTTAACACAAGAAAACGCGATGTTAAAAGCGTATATACAAGAAAATAAAGAAAATCAACAATGTGCTGAGGAAGAGTAATCCTTAGCACTATTTTTATACAAAAATTTAAGGAGGTCATTTAATTATGGCAAAAGAAATTATCNACAATACAGAAAGGTTTATTTTAGTACAAATCGACAAAGAAGGTACAGAACGTGTAGTATATCAAGATTTCACAGGAAGTTTTACAACTTCTGAAATGGTTAACCATGCTCAAGATTTTAAATCTGAAGAAAACGCTAAGAAAATTGCGGAGACGTTAAATTTGTTATATCAATTAACTAACAAAAAACAACGTGTGAAAGTAGTTAAAGAAGTAGTTGAAAGATCAGATTTATCTCCAGAGGTAACAGTTAACACTGAAACAGTATGAAAAGCTATGAGTTAGATACTCATAATCTTTATTCTTTTAGAAAGCGGGTGTACTGAATTGGGGTGGTTCAAAAAACACGAACATGAATGGCGCATCAGAAGGTTAGAAGAGAATGATAAAACAATGCTCAGCACACTCAACGAAATTAAATTAGGTCAAAAAACCCAAGAGCAAGTTAACATTAAATTAGATAAAACCTTAGATGCTATTCAAAAAGAAAGAGAAATAGATGAAAAGAATAAGAAAGAAAATGATAAGAACATACGTGATATGAAAATGTGGGTGCTTGGTTTAGTTGGGACAATATTTGGGTCGCTAATTATAGCATTATTGCGTATGCTTATGGGCATATAAGAGAGGTGAATAAAATGTTTAAACTAATCTTTGGTTATAGTTTCTGGACATGTTTTTGGTTCGGTAAATGTAAATAAGTTTTAGTCAGTGCTTCGGTACTGACTTTTTATTTATTGTTGTAATTATGGTAATATGCAGAAGTGAGCAAGTTGGATAGATGGTGGCTATCTGAGTATAAGGAGGTGGTGCCTATGGTGGCATTACTGAAATCTTTAGAAAGGAGACGCCTAATGATTACAATTAGTACCATGTTGCAGTTTGGNTTATTCCTTATTGCATTGATAGGTCTAGTAATCAAGCTTATTGAATTAAGCAATAAAAAATAACCATCGCTAACTTTGGCTGGTTTCGATGGTTAAATGGTTATTAATTTAATCTTTAATCTAAAATAGCCACCGTCTTTTTAACGGGCTCATTAGGGTAACATGTTTGCGCATGTTGCCCTTTTTCTATATATAAATTAACACACCATAATATAAATATCAAATAGACGGCTTATTAGTCGTCTTTTTATTTTGGATAAAAGGAGATAAGAATATGATTAATTGGAAAATTAGAATGAAACAAAAATCATTTTGGGTAGCGATATTGTCAGCTATCTTTTTATTTGCTCAAAACATCGCCAAAGCTATTGGGTATGATATCCAAGTTTATACAGAGCAATTAACAGACGGTTTAAACGCTATATTAGGATTTTTAGTATTAACTGGTGTGATTCAAGACCCGACTACTAAAGGTATAGGTGATAGCCACCAAGCTTTAGAATATGAAGAACCAAGAAGAAAATACTAGGAGGTAAAATAATGAAAACATACAGTGAAGCAAGAGCAAGGTTACGTTGGTATCAAGGTAGATATATTGATTTTGACGGTTGGTATGGTTACCAATGTGCAGATTTAGCAGTTGATTACATTTATTGGTTGTTAGAAATTAGAATGTGGGGAAATGCAAAAGATGCAATCAATAACGATTTTAAAAACATGGCAACAGTATATGAAAACACACCATCGTTTGTTCCACAAATAGGTGATGTGGCTGTATTTACCAAAGGAATATATAAACAATACGGTCATATTGGTTTAGTGTTTAATGGTGGTAATACAAANCAATTTTTAATTTTGGAACAGAACTATGACGGTAACGCAAATACGCCTGCAAAGTTACNTTGGGATAATTATTACGGCTGTACTCACTTTATTAGACCTAAGTATAAAAGTGAGGGCTTAATGAATAAGATCACAAATAAAGTTAAACCACCTGCTCAAAAAGCAGTCGGTAAATCTGCAAGTAAAATAACAGTTGGAAGTAAAGCGCCTTATAACCTTAAATGGTCAAAAGGTGCTTATTTTAATGCGAAAATCGACGGCTTAGGTGCTACTTCAGCCACTAGATACGGTGATAATCGTACTAACTATAGATTCGATGTTGGACAGGCTGTATACGCGCCTGGAACATTAATATATGTGTTTGAAATTATAGATGGTTGGTGTCGCATTTATTGGAACAATCATAATGAGTGGATATGGCATGAGAGATTGATTGTGAAAGAAGTGTTTTAATATAATGTTTGCTTAAATGTTGTATTGTGATATAATAACATTATTCTTTAGATAACATTACTCTCAAGATTTAAATGTGCATAACAGGCAGGTACTTCGGTACTTGCCTATTTTTTTTATGTTATAATTACATGCGTATATAGTAGGAGTGAACTATATAGCCCGGCAGAGGCCATGTATCTGACTGTTGGTCCCACAGGAGACATCTTCCTTGTCATCACTCGATACATATATCTTAACAACATAGAAATGTTACATTCGCTACAACCGTATCTTAATCGATACGGTTATATTTATTCCCCTACAACCAACAAAACCACAGATCCTATTAATTTAGGGTTGTGGTTATTTTTTGCGTTTTTTTGGGGCAAAAAAAGGGCAGATTATTTGAAAAAGGGCAAACGCTTGTGGAAAATCTAAAAGGGTAAAAATGACAAAAACCTTGATACAACAGTGTTTTTGGACGCTCGTGTACGTTAGAGAATGACCGGTTTACCATCATACAAGGATGGGATCATGTCGATTTTATCGGTGTAGATTTCCTGGATTTCAAGCGTAAAGGTGCAGAACTCGCCAACTTCTATACAGGTATTATAAATGACTTGTTGCGTGTTGAAGCGACTGAAAGTAAAGGAACACAATTGAAAGCAAGTTAAATTCATATTCGTAATTTAATATGCTATGTATTTTGTGCTACTAACATGGCACGGAAGATATAAGTAGCATCACAGTGTTGAATTTTAAAATAGTAAAGTGAAATAAAGCGCCTGTCTCATTAGCGAAAACTAAAGGGACAGGCGTATCTGTTTATGAGCTTAATAAATTGTATGAATAATATGGTTGATTGAATAACTGTTTATCATGATGATAAATTGGGTTTTTAAAAATAATGGTATATTACGCCGTTGTTATAGCGTTTAAGAAATCAACAACTTTACGATAAATAGTGATTGCTTCGTCATTAGGTCTACGATCAAAATCATGCTCGTTTTTATTCACGCGTTCAAATGTTGAGTGTGGCACATGATTGTGGATGTGTTCGCTTTCTTCAACAGGGACATCATAATCGCCATTACAATGCGCAATGAACACCGGGGGAAGTGTTTTAAGTTCATTTGGTGAGATGTTGTATTTTGAATCAGTATAATCAGCAATGTTAATCATATTGATCCACTCACCTGTACCACGTGCATAACCGTAGATTAAAAAACGTTGGGCGATTTGATCTTGAATAATCGGTGTTGGTGAAGTAAGTTGAGCAAGTACTGTTTCATTCACACTTTGAGCTATTTTAGCGTAATAGCTATTTGCCATTTTAAACGGTTCAGTATTGATGCCACTATAACCATAAAAATCAATAACACCATCAATATCTCTGTCTCGTGCAATTAATAGACTTAAATATGCACCTGATGATCTGCCAAAGGTAAAAATAGGGCAATTAGAATATTGTGATTGAATCGCATCGAATGATGTGAAGATGTCATCGATGATGCAATCAAGGCTTACTTCTGGTAATAAACGATAACTTAGTTGAATTAAATCGTAATGTTCCGTAAGGATATCGATATACTGTGGCGATAAATCATTGGCCTTTCCAAACATTAAACCGCCACCATGAATGTAGACAATGGCACCTTTTGTTGGTTGATGCTTCGCTTTAATAATTGTGTAGGGTAATTCAAATGCATCTTTAGTAATTACTTTATCTTTAATTTCAGTCAC